ACATACGTAGGACTATTAACAGAATCGCAAAAAGATAGCTTAGTCGGTCAATTATATGACGATGACAGCTATTTTAACCCAATACAAGACATAGAAGATAACTGGATAATTTCATTTGAAGAGATGGAATTTTGCGTTAATCCTGAGTTTCAATGGGTAAAAGATTTGCCGATAATCGAATATAAACCAAAGCCATCGCCACCATTTCCGCCTTTATAATGCTATACCTTATAACACTATCAATTTTTGCAGCATTTGCAATTAAGTTTTTGCATTATTGCATTGGTTCACCTATTCAGGGAGAATATTATTCTGGGCGTATATTTTCATCTTACGGCAAGTTTATATCTAAACTATACTTAGACTTTGAAGCCAAAGAAAAAAACCGCGTATGGGCAAAATATAACGCGTGGAAGCAAAAACGAGATAAGGAACTAAACGAAGAACTGCAAAACAAAACAGCTAATGAAGCTGATACTATTTATAAAGAATACCTACAACAAGTAGAATCACTTTATAATGATGTCGAAAACAATATGAAAAATAACCCGTGGTCTATGCTTGGCGCCTGCCCTATCTGTTTTGGTACATGGGTTTCACTATTTACATTTACATTCTTTGTTATATTTGTTCCCCTGCCGTGGTGGTATATCTTCATTGGTACACCTGCTGCGGTAATTGTTTCACGATACATTAAAATTTACTGATGGATTCCCTGACTATTACCGCCGATTCGCTCAGATTAGCATCTGATTCGCTGAACTATTTTATTAAGATTTTGCCCGAAATCAAGAAACAGCTTTTTATCTTAAAGCCGCTTATTATTTGCCTATCATTTTTGCTGTTAGTTGATTTTTTAACAGGTGTTAGAAAAGCTAAAGCATTAGGTGATAAAATACAATCGCGCGGTTTTAGACGCACAATAAATAAAATGAATGATTATTGTTTAGCGATAATTTCAAGTCAGGTTTTCACGTGGATGCTTGATCTTGAAATTACACTTAGTTATTACGTTGCTTTGTTTGTTTGTGGCATTGAACTAAAATCAATTTTTGAAAACGTATCACAAACAACAGGTGTTAATATTATCGGTTATTTTAAAGGTTTTATTCCGAATCCTAAAGATATATTAAAAAAGCCCGGTAAAGATACCGAGCCTAAATAAAGTTTGCTCTTTTGCTGTTTTCATGTGTGGCCGCTGTCTTTTTTAGGCAGCGGTTTTTTACTTTTTTGCTATCAGTATTTCGTGTGTTTCAAACTTAATTAACGCTGCTACTTGCAATATTTTGTTACGCTGAAAGTATTCGTCAGCATCGTGTTCAATATCATTAACTACAACCGTGTTACGGTCCCAGAGTGCAAACTCACAATGTAGCTTAAAGCGGTCCGACATAACAGAACTAAACAAAAATAACGGTATAAAATGTTCGGTTTTAGGTAACTGCCTTATAAGGTCAAAATTAACACATTTGTGATGGTTGCAATAAACAGGCCATACAGATAAATCCGTTGGTATCATGCGCTGGATATCACCCATACCAACGCCTAATTTACGGTCGTAAAATTCTGTTAAATCCTGATGAGGAAACAATTTATTCACCGCTTTCGCTACGCAGTTCATTTTGTGATTTATTGTAAGCTGAAAATAATAATTTTTTGCATTCGTTTAAATACCATTCTGATTGCGATTCTGGCAATGTAGATGCCATCGCAACAACTTCGGCAATAACGGCTACATTGTCGTAGGTACTTTCATTTAGTAGGTCGCGTTCGGTTGGTGTGGCCGCCTTTTCGAAATTATTTACAAATAGATTTATAGATGTATGTAAATCCATAAACCGTTTTTTCATTTCAAATTTTAGCTTCTTAGGTTCAAACTGTGCAATGGCATATTTTGCAGTGCTTAATGCGCCTAATAGTAGCCAAATGTTTTGGGTTAATTCGTTTACTTTTTGCTCACCAATCTTATCAATTAGTGCCGCTTTTTTTTCGTCATTCGTCATGTCCTTTTAGTTTGTTTTGAAGTTCTTCAATTTTATGTAAATATATGTCAATCCTTAGTTCAAGTTCGTCATCGTAAGGCTGTTGATCTTGAATCCACAACAAAGCATCTAAATATCCTTTTTTGTATTCAAGTATCTTTTTTAATCTTAGCTGTTCTGTACGTGTCATAAGTTTTTAATATGTTTTACCATGTTTGTAAGGTCTTGAAGCATTATATTGTAATTTTGCTTTAATGTGAAAATCTAAGTCAATATTGAACTTATGGCTAAAATCTAATAGTCTTATTATCGCATCGGCTATTTCATCTTGTACCGTGTCTTTGATATTTTCTTTAAAACGTTCGGGCGTACTGATATTTTTGTATTGTAAAATATCTGTTTCGGTTGCCCACTTTTGAGCGCGGTCGGCTTCAATCGCTTCGGCTAATTCACAAACAGTAAGCATAACAACTTCTGTTAATTTGCGATCACCTTCCCAAAATCCGCGCGCGGCGTTACCTTCATGTATTTCTTTTGCTAATTCGTTAAACATATTATATAAATTTTACTAATTCATCAATTTTAGGAACTCTAATATATTTTTTCTTTTCAATGCTATTCATAATTCTAACCCGCGATATGCCAAAATATAAACATGCTGCATCTACCGACATAAAGTTAATAATTGTATCATTAGAAAGCACAGCTTTAACGTGACGGTTTTGTTTTGGAATTTTGCCTAACTGTTCTTTAGCTGCATTTCTATTCTGAATGTATTTATAAACTGATTCAGCAGTTACCAAGCATTCTGTTTTAATATTGCCTAAAGAAACAAAATCTTCGAAATGCTTTATAAATATTTCATCGGGTTTTGCTTCGGTTAAATATCCAAAATTTATTAGCTGTCTTATTCTGGTAGCAGCATAGTTAGGATTTTTAGCGCCGTTAGGTTTTATCAGCTGCATCGCTTGCTCAAACGTTAAATACATATCTTATTTTTATTTTGTGGTCCTGACAGGATTCGAACCTGTATGATGTGTTTACAGCAAACATCTTTTACACACATCTTACTGCTGTTAGTATTTGCCACAGACTATTAGCGTAAACCAAACGCCACAGGACCTAAAAAAAAACCGCCTGAACTTCAAAACAGGCGGCCCAAACTAAAGACCAATGAGTACAACAAAGAAAAAATAAGATAAATATTTTATTTTTGCAACTTAAAATGGCAAATCTGTATCAAATTCTGTTTGTGTTATAACTTCAACTTCTACTGATTGCGCTTTTTGACCTGTATTTATTTTTCTGCAATACGAAGCAATAATATCAGTATAGTATTTGCCTTCATGTTCCCGGTATTCTATTTTGCCTTCAATGAAAAGCATATCGCCCTTTTCAAGTTTAATGTTATTCCAATAGCTGACTTGATGCCATTGGGTTTTTTCTTGCCATTCGCCGTTTTTGTCTTTGCTACTTTCAGATGTTGCAAAGCTAAACTTTGTTAGCGTTTTTTCGCCAAATGTTTTTTGCTCAGGTTCTTTGCCAATCCTACCGATTAGCGTTACGCGGTTTACCATCGTATTTTTTTTTATTTGTTAAAGAATGATTATTAGCTTTTAATTTTCCCTTTGACCATATGTTAAAGTCATCAAAGAAAAATGTTTTTACATCGCCTAATTTATAATATTCATTTTCACGTGTGCAGATAGCTTTATAATTACCCATCGGTAAGTGCTGTATTATTAGCCATTCATCGCCCTCTGTTTTATCGTGAAAAAATCGGTACATCATAAACCCAAAGGTCATATTTTTCAATGACACTAATAAGTATTTCAGCATATTTTTTTTCGGTTGCATATCCACATTTTTTTAGACCGTGCGCCCATGCTTTATAATTTAATCTGCTAAGTTTTGTTAAATGCCTGTAATGCTTAGATGTTAGCAGCTTCGAATGGTCGCGATATGACCACCATGCAGATTTGTAAACTTGAAATTTATCACGTGGTGTATCGTCTTTGTAAATGGCATATTTGCCCCTACCGCGATACTTTACGCCAAAATGATTATTATGCTTAACTGCTAAACTTGAACGCCCTGCATTAGATTCTATGATGCCCTGTGCTAATGTTATACTTACAGGTATGTTATACAGTTTAGCTTCTTGCTTTGCAGTCTTTAAAAAACGGTTTATATAACGTTCAATGTGATTTTGCTTTGGCTGCTTTTTTAGTGCCGGGAATGTAGCAGAAGTGAATAGCACTACTGCCAAAATTAAAATTGCTGTTTTCATGTGTGTTTAAGTTAAAATGTTTACTAATGCTGCGCCTGTTGCATAGCCTACACCATAGCATAGCGCAAGTTTTAAGCGGTCAAGGTTGTTTTTAGCTTCGATTTGATAGGCAAGGAAGGGCAACCCTAAAAACGGTCCTATAAACGCCCAAAAAACCATCGGCAAAAGCTGCCTATCTGAAACAGCTGAAATATAAAACGTGCTTGCTATCTCGATGATGACAGCAGCTACGAATAGAATTAAATATTTCATTTTAAAAGTTGCTCGTTTAGCTGTTTGATTACGTCTTTGAATGCAAATGGAAAACAAGTATATTCCCAAAGATAGAAATCACATTGCTCGTCTGTCCATTCAGACCTAAAATGTTTTACCCAATCTATGAAAGGCATTTTGTTTGCCATGTCGATAGTTAGTTCTGTCATGGTGTGTTTGTCTTAAAGTTAGTAAATTTTATGTCCACATCTTAATGGTGTTCCATCGGTATTAAATATTTGCATAGCAGCTCTATTTTTAACCTTATAAACAAAGCCATTTTCGCATTCTATACTATAATCCCAATGCATTCCTTGTTCATAAGGGTTTGATGGTTCACAAGATTTTGCAATTGAATAAATCACTGCAATAAATAATACAAATGCTAGTAGGTTTTTCATTTTGTATTTGTATTAAAGTTAAAAAAAAATGCTGTCTTTCCAGCTGTCAGGTAAGTTTTTGTTTAGCGGCCTGCCTATTCTGGAACTACCAAAACCAAGTATCATTTGTATTCAATAGTTACTTTATACCCTAAATGCTCCAAAATCTGCCTAACAATCGTTTCAGTATCTGTATTATGGCATTCAAGTTCAACGCCGTTAACAGTTGTTATTGTGCCAAAATCATAGCAGCACCCATCCCCGCAGGTGCTGTCATAATCTTCTAATGTGATGTTAAGGTTTTTTGTAGATTTCATTGTAGTATTGTTCAGCATCTACACATAATTTCATAGATTTAGATATATTGGATAGCCTTCTTTTTTGTAAATAAGCATCTACAATCTGCTGCTTTTCCATTTCTAAGGCTGCTTGTATATCTAAATCAACCAATCCTTTTTCTTTAATGATTTGCTCAACCAACCATTCTATTGCTGTCTGTTTCATATCATTTCTTTTTATCAATTAACAAAATTAAACCAATACCAAAGCATAAGCCGCCAATAAAACAAAATACTAACATAAGATAAAGTTTTTCAAGTGTTAAGGCCATTGTTAAACCAACTAATAAGCCAGCGCATGCACTAATAATTATATTTTTCATATAGAAGGTCATCAAGTTGGTTATGAATTTTATTGTCAATATAAGCATCGTAATCTGATTCGTCTTGACTGCTTAAACATTCTTGCAAAAGTTCTTCAACTTCATCATAAGTCATATTAAGCATTATTGCAAGTTCATCAGTTGTGTATTCAGTATCATCTATTGTAGTGCTAAGAATCTCAAAAAAAGCATCTTCATCAGGTTCAAGTGGTACGCCGTATCTATCGCGAGATCCGCGGCAATATTCATTGTATTCACCTGTAATAACTAATGTTTTGTCGTTTGGCATTAAATAATCTGTTGTCGTTTTCATTTTTAGAAGTTTTTAAAGTTAATAATTTCATTTAATACGTCAAAATAATATTGCACTACCTCAGTAGTTTTTTCATCGGTCAAATCGTGTACTAATAAATCCGATACAACGCAATCGCCTAATTCATCGGCAACCATTAAACAGATATTTATAGTGTGCAGCTTTTCAACATCGGTCATTTGTTGCCAGCGCCCAAAGCTATAACGCTCTATTAGTTCAGCTGCTTTATCCTTTGGTGTCATTCTGAAGTTAATAATCTGTTTGTTAATGTTTGTATCTGTTCTATTTCTTCGTACGTTATCTCAAAGCGTTCAATAATAGATTTTATATCTTGCATATCATTATCGGCTAATGCTATGTAAAGATTTAAAAGCATTTCAGATATTTCTTTTGTAGTGTAC